GTTAGCTACCCATCTCCCTATCGGGACGCTCCTCGTTTGAAGGCTCCTAAACTCCGTAGTTCCTTAACAGTTTCAAACTGTTCTAGTTTAGAAAGCGGTTCCTTTCCGTATGAGAAAGAAGATTGCTTTAAGTCGCTTGCAATCTTCTCAATTCCACCTCCTGATTCAAGAAGTGATTTAAGTGATTTTCCAGATTTTAGGAGTTTATCACTCTTAAACAGAAATTCAACGAGTATTTTGAACCTAGGATGACGCTTACCGGCCTGACACTGCTGGATCCATCTAATGGTATCATCCACGCTTGACCATGAACTATTCATATGCTCATAGCTTAGCATCCCATTGAGGATTCTCTCAAGAGGTCGGACTCCTACATTTAACTCATCAATCAGGTACTCCCTCATGTGAATATTTTGTAAGAATGAGACAGTGTCTTCACTCACAAGCCCTTTATCCACATTCAACTTCATTCCAAATGTCTTAATAGTATCGGCAATATCATCAGGATTCCAAGGATCTAATGATCTCCACACACCATCGTCGCCTTGAGCCAACTCGATAAGCATACCCGTATACTCGGCTAATAACATTTGGATTAGGATACCAATCCAATTGGTTAATCCGCTTCCGCTTGGTATTCCATGAAAACCGTGGTATATGCCATCAGGTGTAGCGATTGGTATGGTTAGGAATAACTCTTCGACATATGAAATTAATTTATCACTTCCCTTAGTGAACATCCTCCTTAACAATTCAAATGCAGCTCTCACTAGCACAGGTGGTACCGAGGCATCGAAACCAGAGAAATCTACACTTAATATGTTTCCAGATTTTGACGCGATCACATTGGTGATAACCTTATCCACTGCATCACTACTGACCCATGCGCTAAACACCTCATCATTAACGGCCCATTCGAAGAAGGCCATTTGAAGTCTTAACTCATGTATGGTGATATAGTGAGGGTATCCCCAGATTGTCCGCTGCTTTGGAACTGTTCCCAGTCCTGTTGGCTGACCGCGCCAAAACACGATACATGGATCACCTAGATTAGGGAACCCACGCCGTTCAACCTCTTGTGCCTTCCTAAGTACTAATGGTAAGTACTCTTTATTGCTAGTGAACCAAGG